GTGATTGACTACCGCGGCATTGTAAAAGTTACCAATAAGTAACTTAAACCGCCTTAAATAACGACCGCACTTTTAATCAAAGTGCGGTTTTTTATTATCAAAATTAAAGGATCATTAAATATGTCTAAAAATTACGTACAAGACGGAAACACCGTGCGCTTTACTGCTGCCGCTAATGTAAAAAGTGGCGATGTGGTGATTTTAGAAAACCTTGTGGCAATCGCAGTATCTGATGTTGCTCAAGGTGGCGTTGGTGTTGGCTTAACTACTGGTGTATTTACCGTTAAAGCAAAAGCGGCAGACGACATTAAACAAGGTGCGATTGTGTACTGGTCTGCAACCGAAGGTGCAACGATTACTGCTGGTAGCAATAAACGCTTAGGCGTTGCGTGGCGTGCAAGCGGTGCATCTGTGGACACTGTAGATGTCAAGATCAACGCTTAGTCCATTTGATGACGCACTCGCACAGGCGGACAAAGTCATATCAGATGTGATGATGTCCGTCTATGTCATCAATGGTAAAGAATATAAAGCGGTGCTTGATGAGGCGCCGAAGGTGATGGGTGGAAATTATAGCGATGATTACTTAATTAACGGTACGACTCGCACGCTGACACTTTTTAGATCGTCCGGCTACAAGCCGAAACTTGGCGATGTCATCACGACAAAAACCAGCGAATATGTTGTACGCGGGTTTAGTTTTGAGGACGGAAAGATCTTGTTGCAGTTGGAGTGATTATGAAATCAAGCGTTGATGGGATTGAGCAATTAAGCGCAAATTTTGGCAAAGCCAAGCGGGACACCCCGAAAGCGGCAGTTAGTGCAATAAATACTGTCGCAAGACGGGCGGTGCGCAACGGCACCGGGAAAGTGGCAAAAGAGCTTAGCATACAGCAAAAACTTGTACGCAAGCGTGCAAGATTGCGACGCCGAGCAACCAACGCCAGCCCGGAAGCTGAAATCCTAGTAGATCGCCGACAACTCCCGTTAATTAACCTGCTAAAAGCGGGTGGAAACAAATTATATGATGGTAACGGCGCAATACTTGTCGGACCGTATGGTGTGGAGCGCGGATTTAAGCAAAAGCTTAAAAACGGACGAACCCACATTATGCAGCGTAAAGGCGGTGCGCGCTATCCGATTGACGTTGTAAAAATCCCGCTAGCAACTCCGCTCACGAACGCGTTTAGATCCGAACTTAAAGACTATGGTAGTCAAGTCAAGGTCGAGATGGCTAAAAAGCTCACAGGCGCTTTTAAAAAATAGGCTATTACTATGCTAATACACAAAAAAATCAGACAAAAATTGACAGCACTTTTGAAGAGTACGGCTATTGGCGTGAATGAAGTTTACTCAGGCAGACCGTTATTTATTGACATCGATCAAGAACAGTCGGCAGTTGCTGTTTTTATCGATGCAATCCAAATGGAGCCGATTGACTTGTGTCATTACGAGTATATAGCCGATCTCAACATTGCAACTTATTTAAAAACTGCCATCGGCGAGGACGCGCTGGACGAAATCGCCGAAAAAATCAAAAACAGATTGGAAAGTGCGGTAGAAAACGGCGAATTGCCGGAAGAAATCACCGAAATCACGTTAAGCGGTTACGAGTATGAACAAGATACGACTAACCGCACTTGGTTTGTCTCCAATCTCAAGTATCAAATCAAATACGAGGGCTAAAAATGGCTAAAACAACAGAATTTCAAGGGTCTAAATTTTACGTCGGCATAGGCTTGGAAGAAGCAAAAGCGATTACCGCTTGCACCATTTCACCTAATGCCACCATCACTGCCGCCGGTCACGGATTGGTAAAAGGTGATGGTGTGAAAATTACCGGACTTGGTACGCTTGACGGTTATTACCCGGTCGAAAATGTGAAAAATGACGTTATTACGTTATCTAGCGAAGTGAATTGGGCAGATCAAGATATGCCAACAAAATTTGCCGATGCTAAAGTCGCAAAAATTAAATGGTCGTCTAACTTTTGCGAAATTAAAAGTGTTGAGGGTGACGGCGACACGTTGAGCGAAGAAGATGTTACTACAATGTGTTCCGAAGGTACGGAAACCGAGCCTGGCGATATTGAGTACGGCAGCGTAAAATTAACATTCTTTTGGTCTCCCGGCGACTCTGAAATGCAAAAAGAATTACGCAAAAAGTTTTTTGCAAAAGAAACATTTCCGTATTTCTTGGCACTGAAAAAAAATAAAGGATCTTTACTTGGCTCAGGATTTATCCAAACATCACCTAATTTTAGTGGCGAAGTTAAAGGTAAGTGGGAATCCGGCGTAACAATTAAAAAAGCGAAACGCGATTACTTACTGCCTGCCACCGCTTAATCAACACGACCGCGCCCTAAAAAGTGCGGTCTTTTTTTATTTAATAGAGGATTATAACAATGAGCTTGCGTGAAGAATTATTAAAAAACAAACCTAAAGTACACCCGTTTGACTACAACGGAGTAACATACTTTTTCCGCGAATTTAACGTAAAAGAGATGAACGATGCGCTATACGGTCAGCACAATGAGCTTTTGCGCCTTGCGGAACAGCAAGGAATTGATCTGAATTATGATGACGAAGATGAATTAACGAAACAGCTTGCCAAAGTACACGATCCAGATAGATTATCCCGCGCGTTAGCTATCCGATTATGTGACGCTGACGGAAATAACTTATTTGACGCAAGTAGCCCCGATGATCTAGCTGAATTGCGCGGATTAGATAAAGGTGTGTATGAGGCGTTAAATAGCGCAGTGTTGAGTTTACTCCCAAAAAACTCAGCAACCGACGAAAGTTCCAGTTAAATTTATCGCTTTCGTTGGGTAAAACTCTCGAAGAAATTGAGCGGATGCCGGAAAGCCACCTGCAAGAATATGAGTTATTTTATCAAGAACAGCCTTTCGGCGCTTGGCGCGAAGACTACCGAACTGCTCAAATATCGCACTTGCTCGCAATGATAAACCGAGATCCGAAAGGGAAAGATCCTGAATTATCAGATTTTATGCCGTTTTTTAAAAATCAATCGAAATATGATGACGATGATGGCATTGACGCTTATTTAGCAAGTCGAGAAAAGTATTAAAGATAAAATATTTTTATCAAATGCTTAAAAAAATAAAAAAGGTCCCGTAAAATGTATGTGATTTATCACAAACAAGGGACCTTAAAAATGAAAAGATTGTTATTTACCGGGCTATTTAGCCTTTTATTAACAGGGTGTGTTGGTACGTCCCCTGTAGTATTGCAAAAAGCAAAACAAGTGCCGCCTGATCGTATTTTAGCGCAGGGAGAATATAACCCTAATTATGCCAAAGTAACCATTGTACGCGATGCAGGTTTTCAGGGGGGTGGATGTTATTTAGGTGTAATGTATCGCCAAACATTATTAGCCCGTTTCGACCCCGAAGAAAAAGCGGATTTTTACATCCCCGAAGGAGAATACAATTTTTCTGTAATTGGCGACCCTTACGGGCGCGGATTATGCGGCGGTCAATTTGATCCGGCAGTGGAAAAACAAGTTATCAAAAAAGATAAAGATAATATTTTCCGAATTAGCCTTGGACCTTGGCGCAGACCAAGATTATTACCAATGTAATAACCAGCCCCTTGACTACAAAGGGGCTTTTTTATGCGGTAAGATTTTATTTCTTTTTTAGTCATTGCAAGCAATTTCTTGTCAAAATAAAACTTTTCATCTATCATTCGATACAGTTTGAACTATTTCAATCACTGTTATTTAACCTTTAATAGCACATAAATTTACCCGTCCACTTCATTTTTGGTGAGTGTTTTTATGTTGATTAGAGAAATGTGTTAGATAAAAAGAAGGCTTATAATGTCTAATAAAAAGTGTAATGTATTCACCTCAAATTTTGGCACTCTCCCTTTACGGTTTACCCTTAAAGACGGTGAACTCTTTGTGTCAAAATCAGATTTAACAAAGATTTTCTATGAATTTTACCCTTCAGATTATCGCTATATTGTTGAAGAACTGATGAATAAAGGCATTACACAAATTATCGGCGATAAATCCGACGTGGTTTCAGTGGTGATTGGAGAATCTAAAATTGGTGCAGCAATTCATTTTCACGCTGTGGGTAATTTACTTCATTTTTGTAGTGAATTGATTGATGTCGATGATGAAATCATGCGTAGTGCTGCATTCCAAGCTAGCACCTTTACAACGTGGTACATTGGAACTTTATCAAACGCCAATAGTTATTTCGGCATAACCATTGAGGATACGCTCATGTCAGTGAAGAAACGCTTGGATAAAATCAATCCGCCTTATATCGTGGAAGTGATGTACGATGTAGAAGATAACATCCCCGCGTGGATTGGCACGTGCGATAAGTTGCATCTTGTCACTGAAGGCCGCACTTATGAAGAATTGCAACAACGCGTGTGGGAAATTGCACCTGAAATGCACGAATTACAAGGTTACGGCAGTGAAAGTGATAATATCCGCCTTGCTTTTATCCAAACTGAAAGCCACGCAGATTTCCAACGCTTGGAGATGTAACGATGGGCAGTGGGTATTACGATCAACTTATAAAAATACTCAAGCAATATGGTTGCACATTCTTACGTCAGGGAAAGGGCAGCCATGAAATTTGGAACAGCCCAATTACTCAAAAACCTTTCCCTGTTGCTTATACTATTACCAACCGCCACACAGCAAATGGCATTTTAAAACAAGCTGGAATTGATTTTAAAATCTAATTGACAGTCTTTCGATAAATCAATACACTTTCAATCAAGGCTCGTAACCTTAAAACAAAGCGGAAGTCCGCACCCGATAGCATAGCGGTTTTTTTATGCGTAAAATTTAGCAACCTTGTTTGTTTTATTGCCATTAAACATTCATTACGCATAACCACATCTTATCTATGCCGAGAGGGCGGAGAATACAATACCCGAAAGGGGAATAATCCCGGCCGTTCTTTGTTTCGGTTTACGAACCTCTTGGCGACCCTATTAGGTCAAATCTTCGTAAAATAAAACAAAGGAGTCAGAAATGGCTAATCAAATCTCAACCCAAACAATTTCATTCAACAATCAGTCATTAATTACTGTTGAACAAAATGGCAATCACTATGTTGCTATGAAACCAATTTGTGAAAATATTGGTCTTGCATGGGAACCTCAAGTATTACGTATCAAACGTGATGAAGTTCTTTCTCAAGGTATGATCGTCATGATCATACCTACTAATGGCGGCAACCAAAATATGATTTGCTTACCAATCGAATACTTAAACGGTTGGTTATTTGGTAGAGCAGTTACCGCAAGCGGTGGAGTATGTTCATAGAATCGTGCTTGAAGGTGAGTTAATCACCGAAACCAAATTACAGGTATCAGAAAAGGAACTTCCATTAGCACTGCGGAAACATAAATATGCTCGTGAGCTTACAGAGGAACAATGGCTACGAATGGCAAGTTTATGGTATTCCTTATATAACTGCCTAGATTTTATTGAGCTTATTTACAAGCCATTGGCTGCGCTTAACTCGCCATACGCCTCTACGGCATATACCCACGCAACGGAATATAAAACATCGTTAGGTGTGGCAAAGCGCATACTTGAGCCGTTACTGGCTGATTTTGAAGTAGATCCAATAGATGACGCACATTTTTATTTTGCCACCAAGACATTGAGAGAATATCAACCTCAAGGACTTGCTAAATTAGTGAGAATTTAAAATACAAAACTAAGGTCTTGATACTTAATCAGTGTTTTATTAGTATCTACTTGTATTGAATTAGTAAGGAGTATAATTATGACCGCAAGATTTATATCATTCGTTGCGAAAGTATTACTGCTTTTGACAGTATGCCTAACTCCATTGTTTTTATTTACTAAGCCTTGGGGTGTTTATGTATTTTGCGTTGTCATGATTACGCTAATTGCTTGGTGTTTGCGTATTATTTTTGATAGCAAACTGACAAAGCAGCAAAAAATAGATAGACTATTTGGTAATACATATTAGTCGGATTTAATTAAACAAAGCTCGCCTTTTGGCGGGCTTTTTTTATGGGATAAATTTACAAAATGGCATCTACGGTATCTGATTTATTAGTCCGCCTAGGCGTTGACGATGCAAAATTTAGAAGTGGCTTAAATGTCGCAGAGGCTCGCGCTAAAAGTTTTTCAATTCGTACAACCCAATATTTGAAGAACATCGAAAATGCCGCAAATTCGTTAGAAAAAATTAACACTAGATTGTTTAATTTTTCTGTTGCAGGTGTTGGTCTTGGCACGCTAAAGAATTATGCAGACGGGTACACCGAGGTAAAAAACAAACTCGCGCTAGTTGAGAGTGCATCATTTAGCAGTCAGCGCGGGTTACAGTCACTCTTTGATATATCATTAAAGACTAACCAGAGCTTAGAGGCGACATCAAGTATTTATCAACGTTTTGCGCAAAATGCACAAGCATTGGGAATAAATCAAGCTCGTGTTGCTAGTCTAACGGAGACTGTCTCTAAAGCTGTTGCTATCTCCGGTGCAAGTGCGGCATCAGCACAAGCGGCCTTAATGCAGTTTGGACAATCCTTGGCAAGTGGCGTTTTCCGTGGGCAGGAATTTAACTCAGTGATGGAACAAACGCCAGGTCTTGCTCAAGCAATGGCTAAAGGACTTGGTGTATCAGTTGGTGAGCTACGTAACATGGCTAATGCCGGTAAGCTCACAACGGATGTTATTATCCCTGCTCTTGAGCGTGTAAAAGACAGTGTTGATGAGCAATTTAATACACGTGTCGTTACAATTGGGATGGCGTTCGAAAACCTACGTACATCTACTACAAAATGGATTGGTGAGTTAGATCAAGCAAGCGGCGCCAGTCAGGGATTTGCTACGGTAATCAGCGGCATGGCGGATCATTTAACCGTTGCGACAAGTGCGCTTGGTGGATTTGCTGCCGTCTTGAGCGTAAATAAGTTACGCGCATTTATTGCTGCCGGTAACGAACAAGCCGCATTGGCAATTAATGTCGCTCGTGCAGAAAGCGTAAAAACTGCTGCGCTACGTGAACAAGCTCAGGCGGAAATGAGTTTAATCCAAATCAAACTCGCCCACGCACGCACTGAATCGGAACTGTTAGCAATCCAACAACAAGCCGAAGTGCAATCCCGAAAATTGACGGCAGCAATCATGGCTGAATCTAACGCGCGGCGCAATCTTGATCTTGTAACAAAACGTGCTACCGCTGGTGGAAGATTGTTTAGCAATGCTCTTGGTTTCGTCGGCGGTCCGATTGGATTAGTAACAATCGGACTAACCGCTGCTGCTGGCGCTCTGATTGAATATCGCCAAAAAACGGAGCAGGCAAAACAGGAATCTTTAGCCTTTGCTGATTCGTTGGATATTACAAGCGACTCATTACGCACCGTTACGGCAGATATGCTGTCATCAATGCGCACCCAACTTGAGCGATCTATTGAGACACAAAAAGCTGTTATTACAGAGCTGAAAGCAGAAACAAACAAGCTCGAACAACAAGTTAAAATCCAAATTGATGGAATGAACTCACAGGGATTGCAAAATAATCAACACGCAATCGAGAGATACAAAAAGTTAATTGGAGACTTGTCGATCAAAAAAGGTGAGTTAGCGGAAGCGAATGAGAAGCTTGAAAAATCAGAACGCGATTTACTCACAATTGATTCTGGAAAATCTATCGCCGAATTTAACACCAAACTAAAAGAGTTATTGCCAACAGTTGATTTATCAAAAATTAATATTGATAAATTAGGGCTATCTGTTGAGGATTTTAACCGTTTAGTCCCTAATGCAGAAAGTGGTGCTAATAGCATATCAAGCGCTGTACAGCGTATGGGGGCAATGGCGCTTATCGTAGCTAGCAACTTTGATGCTCTAGGGTTATCTGTTAAAAACGCATTGAGCGATAAAGCGCAAAAGATTATTGATCGTAATAATCGCCAAATTGCGATTAATCGAGAAAAAGACCCGAAAAAGAAACGTCGACTGGAGGCGGAAGATCAGGCTATTAATAGTGGGTTTGATCCTAATAGCACGGATTTTTCCGCCGTGGCCGACTCTTTTTACAATGCGTTGGGGTCTAAAAAAACAAAAGGCAGTGGCGGGAAGAGCGAGCGGGCCCGCGATAGCTGGCTGAATTTTTACGACGAGATCCGTAAAAAAAGCACATCATCGCTGAATGAGATTAATCTCGAGCAAGATCAGATGATGCGCCGCTTAAACGAACATCTGAAAAAAGGCGTAGTATCTCATCAAGAGTACGAGATCGCAAAAACCGCTATTACCGAACGTTTTGAAAAACAACGATTGGAATTATCCGGCAAATACGCGCCGAATAAGCTGTTAAAGTCTGAACTAAAAGACGAGCTGGCAGCAATCCAAGAGCTTTACGCCGCAGGGCAACTGACAAAAGGCGAAATTGACAATGCGCAACTCAAAGCAAAATTTGAGTACGCGCAGCAAGTATCACAAAACGCCGTAAGCTCTCAAGATCAAGTGCGGGCGATTTACGATCCGACACAAGAGCTTAAAAACAAACAAACGCAGGAATTAGCGCAACTCCAAGCCTTTAATGAGCAAAAACTCATTACCGAAGAAGAGTTTCAGCAACGCCGGCAAGAAATCATCGACAAGTACAAAAACGATGAATTTCAGCTTGATATAGCGAACTATGCTACTGGGCTAAACGACCTCGGAAGTGCGTTTGATGGGCTGGCATCGATGGTGGAACAATCCGCCGGCAAACAATCCGCCGCGTATAAAGCGATGTTTGCTATCTCAAAGGCGTTTGCGATTGCCGAAGCAACGGTAAAACTGTCTCAAGCCATAGCGCAAGCAATGGCTGATCCGTCTGCACTTACACCTGCGCAAAAATTTGCGAACATGGCAGCCGTGGCGAGTGCCGGGGTTAACTTAATCTCACAAATTACCAGCGTTGCGGCGTTTGCTACCGGCGGACATGTACAAGGACCGGGAACGGGTACAAGCGACTCAATCCCTGCTTGGTTATCCAATAACGAGTTTGTGATGACCTCCAGCACCGTGGATCACTACGGGCTGGCGTTTATGAATGCGTTAAATCAACGCCGATTGCCGAGATTCGCTAACGGTGGGCGTGTTGGCGGCGGTGGCTCGCCGAGTTATCCCGGAATTAGCAGCAATGGCGGTGAGGGCGATCATAATGAGATCAGTATCACAATCAATATTGCTAAAGATGGCAAAGAGGATGTAACGGTAGAGCAACAGATCGCGCAAAGTAAAGCGTTATCCGACGCAATCACGGTAAAAGTGCTGGAAGTAATGCGCAAGCAACGCGGACGCGATGGCGGGCTTTTGAATTAGAGGTAAATTGTGGCATTGAGAAAAATTAATTTTTGCCCGAAACCCGGGTACACAGTTGAAAGCGAGCCGCGCCGGAAAGTCAATAAATTCGGCGACGGCTACGAACAGCGGATGGTTGACGGGCTGAATCCGCTATTGCGTAAATTTAGCCTGACTTACAAGCTCAATCATAAAAATGCGGTCGAATTAGACCGCTTTTTTGTGGAGCATGGCGGGGTAACTCCGTTTTTGTTTAAAGAGTACGAGGACGGAGCGTTAATTAAAGCAGTTTGCCAGAAATGGTCTAAAACTGTAGATAAAAAATACACCGAAATTAGCTGCACTTTTGAAGAGGTGATGT